AAACAATCAAGTTCTTCATACATTAGAGTTTACCACCAACAACACCACTATTTACCACTCTAGTATACTCTTCAAGGGAACCATCTTGAAGACACATTAGATGCCAACGTGATACTTTGATAACACCTTCTTCTGTAGCACCAGTGATAAAGTGTTGACCTAGTGGTTCTTTTAAGATAGAAGTATAGAGACCAAATCGAGTCTTCTTAATGTAAAAAGCATCATCGATCCACTCAACATTCTCTGGAATTTCTTTTTCTACTGTTCCACCAAAAGAAGTGGAAAGTTTGGGTTTATTCGTTGCTGTCTGAATCATCTTCCTTTTTGTTAAATCCAAATGGTCCTTCTTTTTGTTCTAGTGCAAGTCGAAGTGCAACACCACCGACTGCTTCCATCACTTTGAGAATGTCTTCTGCCTTTGCATCTTCACCCAGTTCTTTGGCAACATACCAATACTTTGGCCAAAATGTTTCTCCTGCTTTTTGATAATCTTCAAGTGTTAGTAGTTTCATTTACCTACTCCATAATCAGGTGCTTCTGCTTCCAGTTTACTAATTTCTTGTGCCAATCTCATTTGGCGTTCTTTATCGTGAAGATTTTTGATTGCCTCGGTAACTTCGGGGGTTTCTTCCCATTCCCAGGTTTCTCCACCTTTGCCAGTAAAAGTTCTTTTAGTCATAAAATTCTTTTGCGTTTTTGAGGACTGTTAGTAAGTGCATGTCGCCTTTAACATACCCAGCATAGATTATACCAAGGGTCATTAAAAAAAGCAACCCCAACATTATTACATTAGGTAAGGGTGTCGATAATGTAACTTCCTTTTTTGAATCCGTATCGGTTGATGTGTTTGATTCGGTGTTCTTCACACTCGAAGTGACAGATTCTTCGGTCTGTTCCATCTAGATACTCCAATCGATAAGGAAATGCAGGAAAGGGGTGCAACTCTTCAGGAGAAAGTTGTTTTCTCTTAAGTTCAGGTTTCTTGAGAGTTGTTTTTCTTTTCCTCGGTGTCGTAGGTTTTTTTGCGGTAGGTTTCTTCGTGGCAGTTTTCCTTGCCGAAGGTTTCTTCGCAGGTTGCTTGGATGTAGGCGTCGTACTTTTCGTCGAAGTCTTTGTACTCTTTGCCTTCGCTTTCGGAGTTGTAGTAGTTTTCTTCTTTACTGGCATCACTTAAATCCCTTTGCTTTTGATTTTGGTTTGGATTCTTCATAGTCTGGATTGTTTAGTACTTCTACATGAGAAAGAAAACTACTATCGGTATTCCACCATATAGATTGAACTTGTTCCCAAGAATCTACATGCTGGGGCATTTTATTTTTAAAATGAATCAAATAATTATGTCTATCATAAGGTTCATTTGATGTTTGTGTAAAATAGCGAGGATCGTCACGTTCAATTAGATTCATGTCATTTTAAACATTTGTGCAGCAACTTCTTGATGTTTGAGGTGCAATTTTATAAAGCACCGACACATCTGTTTTAGTTCATCTATGTTATCACAGTTTTCAACTTGACGTGACAACTTTTCATATTCAAACATTTTTGCGGTACTCTCTAAAGATATGTCAGAGGGATCCATTTTGTTTCTATACTCCAAAGGACTATTTAACTCAGAACTTTTGACTTCAAAGCATACAGAATTAAACCATCCCATTTTATTATAGAGTTTAATTTTTGTATGTTGAGAATGAACATCTATCTTTTCGATAGTATATTCTTTACCAATAATTAAAAAAGAACGGGGGTCATCATTATTACCCCATCGAATTTGTTCTTCAGAACATCCAAGATACTCCACAACATCATTTTTTTTCATGAATCTTGAAGTGCCTCCAAAGTGTATTGGTGACCTGATTCTAGCACATTATCGTGAAGATTGGCAATATCTTGAAGACCTTCTACCGAATACCATGGTGCTGTTTCCCAGTCAAATCCTTCTCCAAAGGTATTGTCGGCGTCAACAATATACCAGTGGCAAGATGCATCAGGAACGTCAACAGCACAATTACTCCAATCATCAGACCATTGTGGGACTTGAACCCAAAGAGTTGCGGCAAAAAGAAAACTTAAAAAAGCACTCATGAAAGAGACTCTGCTAACTTATTTACACGATTATATTCTTCATATGCATCACTAGCACGAGAATGAAGAATGTCGTAGATGTCTTCCCGAATAGTTTCTACATCCACATAATCATCAAAATACTTATCCAAAGCCTCTTTCAGGTATCTTTTACGATGCCACTCTGGTGAATAAGGTTTGTAGTCCATGATAATAAGGATTTTATAGTCGTATTATAACATTAGGGATTGTTCTTGTCAATTCCTAGTTCTTCAAGGTATGTAGTCCACCACTGAGGATTCTTATTTGTCTTCCAATTAGGTACAGGAACACCTCTCTCTACAGTATAATACTGATAAAGTGCCTCATCGATAGTCTGTGCGATCTCCATATTCTTCTTCCTCTTCGTCAACGTCTGCATATGCATCTGCCACATAAGGTCCGTGTGGTTTTTTGGATTCTGCTTTGACATATCTTCGTTCATCGTTCGCTGAAAACAACAATAAACTGAATTTCATCACTATCCATATTATTACTATCGGTGATAGACAAGCAATTAGGACGAGTGGTTTCATCTGAAACTCCTAATGAAAACCAAACTTATCTAAATTTGGCAATCCTACAAATTTATCTATATCAGAATTGTCACGAACAAGTTGATTTGCTAACTTATCTCTTAATTCGTTGATACGTTCATCGTTATATTGCTGAAAATTGCCACGTTTTTCTACTTTTTTGTAGTAATGTAAAGCATTAAGGATAATCGTATGATCCTCCATGGTCAAATCAAACTTCATGAAAATAGACCTCTTTGAGACATATATTGAAGTGCCTCTTTCATGCTACCAACGTGCTGATGTCCGATTGCAATTTGCGGATAAGTTGCTTCTTCACCAAACTCATCATAAAATTGTTTCTCAGTAAATTCTTTACCCAGAACATATTCATGAACAACTGGCGTCAGACTTTCAAGAAGACTCTTAATTCTTTGACACTCTTGACTTCCGTTTGAATAGATGACTGCTTCCATTAATCCTTTTCTCCTTCGTACTCTATGACAATTTGTTTAATGTGTTTCCCGTTACTATAAATGATTGTTTTATGTGATACTGTACCACCCAAATTTTCTGCAATTTGATTCAATTGCCACCAGGGAATTTCCCTCTCTCTTGTACCTTCTATCATTTTATTTTGTTGATCGTCCCAAATGTAATTAGTAACCTTTCCATTTGTAATTACTTGATAATCATAATCAGTCACGTTGCCTCCAGTCATCGGGTTTATCTTGTTTAAACCAATCTACAATTTCGTCTGCACCATCAAACCCCGTCTTATAATTGGATGGGTCGGGGTCACCTAATCCCATCCTATTCATAAAATCGTCCATACTGCCTTCCTCAATATTTTGAGTTGCTTGGCGTCTTGCTTTCTGTAACCAATCTCTAGCAAGTGTATGTGCCTTGGCAAGTTTCTCCGCCCAGATCATATCTTCTAGCGGAACTTCTTCATTATTTGCAATACAACGACAAATTGATTCGAGTCTGAGTCTATATTGAGTTGAGAGCATATTAGTGTACCTTTATTCACTCTTGTGTCCAAGGACGTTCCTTACTTATCGTAGCCGGAGCAGGAGGAGTAAGAAGATCGTTAATCCTTTGAGTACAAACTTCCGAAATCCTTGTTTTCATGACAGTATATTCAGAACCTAACCAATCTAATATCGTTTGTTCAGTTAGGTCTGTATATGCAATCCATCCATCTGAGGAAGATGTTCTACCATCTGTTTGAAGATTAAATACTCTAAATTCTTCCATTAATGTTCTATCAAATTCATCACTATCAAATGATGCAAATCTGACAGTTACATTAGAAACTACATCTTGATCTCCAGAATTAAGAACCTCCAAAGATACAATAGTTGCTGTGTGTTGAATTGCCATATAATGATTACCTTTTGGTATGATTATTTATTTTCTTCATAATACTTATCAATCTTTGCACGTAACTCTTTTGCAAGTTTAAGGTTCTTACGATATAGCATATATTTTACCACAGGATTAGCAGGATTGTTAGTTGTCCACCACCACCAACGTTTAATGTTAGTGCCTGCTAACTTAAGAACATAATCATATGCTCTGGCAACATTTGGATCTGTAACGATGATATAACCTAATACACCAAAGATTAAAAACCAAACGTACTGAGCAATCATTTAGGAAACTCCTGATTTCTCCTTTCATCCAGATACTTAACTATCTCATCTCTCCATTCCATCAACTCATAAAAACACTCTTGGTCATGAGCATATAATCTAAGATCGGTATCGGGTTTTAAAACACTTTCATAGAAGATAAAGAATGCCTCCTTACGTTTCTTTTCCTTTTCGGTCATAAAAACTCCTCTAGGCTAGATGTGGTTTTAATTTTAGACTGCTTTTTAATGTATGCAAGTGCCTGTTTATACGTCTTTACATCATGCACTTGTCTACCGTTATGTATAATAGCAAACCCCTTTCTCTTACCCGCCCATGGTATAGCAGCCCACATTCCATCTCTGGTAACATACCCGTCAGGGTCTCCCGGAGTGTTATCCAGAAGACCCTGATTAGTGACATGAGGTTTAAGAAATCCCATCAGAACTTAGCATTCACGCTAACAACAGTTGCATTAGGATTCCGTGCGAGTGCAACTTCTTTTGCATCTTGATAGTCACGGGCATGAACAGTTTCATAGAAAACTTTGCCAGCAACATAGAGTTTGACTTCGCAGACCATGGTGGTTCTCCCTTGATTACCTTTGTATTATAGCAGAGAGGAGCAGGGATTCTGCTCCTGGTGGACAGTATCAGCGCCGCACAACGGAAATCGCTGGCTCTCCCTGTTGGAACACGGTATCCACAACCGCCTGAACGCTCCGTGCGGTGCTGATACCCACTTTATCGAAAACGGGCACACAGACCAGTCCAAAGGTCTTCTCAGCGCCTCCCAGACGGATCACACGNCCGATTGACTGNNNGATTCCNATATAGTCCATGTTACGCATGAACAATACTGCCTCAAGTCCATTGACGTTGATACCCTCAGACAGAATAGAGTGGTGCAGAACNACAAACTTCTTCTCAGGGTCTTTGCCCCAAGCATTCAGAGTGTCAAAGAATACCTCACGATTGACCTTCTGACCGTCAATAATTGCACCAGTCTTGCTNGTGATATACATGCANGAATAACCACGTTCTNTGAGTTGAAGTGCAAAGTCAGACTCACTCAGAAGTTTGACAATCTGCTTGGTAGAACGTGCGGCAATCAGAATCTTATTCAGAGAATTCTCATCAATCGTCTCAAGCAGATTCTGACAATCAGACTGGCGAAAATCACCCTGAGGAAGTTCCTTGACAACAACCTTAGGAGGAAGAATATAACCTTCTTCTACCAGTTTAGGTGCAGGAACATTACAGATGACCTGACCATAAACTGCACCATCATTCATCCCTGGTTTGAAAATAGTAAGAGAATGCTTAGGAGTAGCAGTGAAGAAATAGCAGCGCCCAGCAGTAGCAGCAAAGTGCTCCGTAGCAGGGAAAAAGTTACGTTGGACCGAATTGTGCGCTTCATCAAAGTAAATGCAATCAACGTTGATACCTGATTCCTGCAAACGAGGAAGTGAATGATATGTAGTGAAGATGAGTTGCTTACGATATGCCTGCCGACTCCAATTACCGATGATAGCAGGCTTAGTGCTGCTAAAGTGACGAGTCTCACCACTATGAACGTGCATCACAGCAACGTCAGTATGAAACTCAAGAAACTCAGAAGAGAGTTGCTCAGCAAGCAAAATACGAGGAGCAACAACAACTACGATACCACGATCACAAGCGTCCAGATACTCAAGAGAATCCTTGATCATGCACATAGTCTTGCCACCACCGGTAGGGACAATAACCTGACCTTTATCATGCTCCAACATAGCGGTCAATGCTTCCTGCTGGTGGGGTCGCAAAGTGATGGTCAAGTGCCCTCCGTCTCAATACATGTATTATAGCAGAAAACCGTCCCTGGTGCGACCCAGTAGACGGTTCTCAAAGTGGCTTAGACTCTGATCTTCAACCCAGACAAAGGTAGTCTATATGGTTTCTAGAGTCTTGTCAAGTATCAGAATTCTATTACTGTTACATTATGAGCGGAGTCTGAAAGATTACCTGTACCATCAAAGACTATACTAACAGTAAATTGACTACTACTAGCGATATTAACAAAACTAGATGTCAAATACGTAGAAGTATTTTCACTTTGAACTTGGACAATATAGTTAGTACCACTTGCCGGGTTAGATAATGTATAATTATAAACACCACTAACACCTTTGCTGCATGATAAGTTTGACTCTCCTGTTAGAGTTCCATTTGCAGCACAACGAGCTCCTGCAAGAATAGGACTTAGGTTTCTGAATGAATTAGCAGTATCTCTAACTTGAACGTGGTCTGTGGTAGAATTATAAACTAAAGCACCACCAGGAACACCATTTGGAGTTACTCTCTTTGCTTTTGCAACACCAGTTCCAGAACTTTGTTCCCATAATGTTGCCATGGTAGTAATATCTGATCCACTTAATGAAGGAATCAGCATGTAAGAGTTCATCGTGGCACTAGCACCACTAAAATCAACTACAGATCTTGGGAGATATGTGTTGATACCAACCATGGTTAATCTGTCACCGTTAGCCTCTCCTGTGTTAGGATCATTTGTTCTACCAGTATTGTCTGCTATAACTCCACCTTGTGAATACGATCCATTATTACCACCAGGATTCCCATATCCATCAACTTTTTTACCTGGGAAAGGAACAATTGACAAACTACCATCAAATACCATGGTAGAAGTTGTAGTATCGATATCAAGATTTTTTCCATAATGGAAATATGGAACACCTAAACCAGTATTCCAATCATCAATCGATCCAGTATTTGATACTCTAGGATCTTGTCTTCCTTCAACGTTGAATAAATCTGTATTTCCGCCATTATCTATTGCAAACTGATCAGATGCTCTACGAATCAGAACTTTTCCTGCAATACCAGTAGTAGTATTTGCTTTGAGAAGTGGGTTTCTACCATTAACAATAATTGAATATGATGGTGTATGATATGGTACTAATGTAGTTGTTCCAATACCAATTGCTACATTTTGATTTAAATATAAGAATTGTGTTGCTTGCGATTTAAGTGTTGGGTCAATAACATCAAAATTTAAGAGTGTATTTTCTAGATCAGTAGTGTCATCAGAATTTTGAATTGTAAAATCTTCAAATATTGTGGTTATTCCAAGACTCGTAGTTCTACGATTTATATAATTATCAATATTCCCCGAAAAATGCGTCTCTCCTACGCCAATATTAGTAATGAAAAATGGTTCTCCAGTAAGATTTGCATCAGCATTCTGATCGAGAGTAATACTATTTGGACCAAGACCTTGGATGATTCTACCACCAGCCAATATGGTTGGATTTGATCCATGAGTTATTGCGGCACCAACATGCAAAGACGTTGTAACAATTCCGGTGATAACTGGATTTCCTGCAGAAGCATTACCAGTTCTTGTGTAATCAATAGGAGAAATAATTTTAGTAACACCAGTTACTGCTTCAATTGCATCTGCAGTTAATTTTCCTCCTTGAGTTCCTCCAATAGAAACATCAGTATTGTCGAACGTTGCTGTAAGAGGTGCATCAACCTTACCATCAGTAAAACCAAAGGTCATGCTACTTTGGTTTACTTTAAGGACAGATTCTCCTACATTTTCATTAAATACGATATTTAATGCAGCATCAGTTTGTGTAGAAGAAATAATTCCAACCTGAAGTCTATTCAGAGTGTTCTGTGCTTCATTAGTGATATTAATATTACTACTTGCCAGTAATGGTGGATCTGCAGGATCAAGTTCAAAAGTCTGACCACCTGTTGCTACGGTTAAAATTCCAGTAACATTCGCTCCTGAAAATTGTGCGACTCCATCGACATCAAGAGCATAACCATCAGCTGCATCATCTTTCTTTATAGAAACATTTCCCTCGTAGTCGGAGTGGAATATGACATCATTTTTATATTTTAATTTAAATCCACCAGTATTAACTCCGGTTGTTCCTCCATGAAGATTGAAATTAATATCTCCTCTATCATAATTTGTTACGTTTAAGTTACCATCTCCACTTTCATAATAAATTTTAACACTCTGATTTCCACCAGTAGTTGACTTTCCAATACTTATTTCAGACTTATCTGATGTTGCATTTGTATTACGAACCGTAAGTGTTGTGGTTGTATTGGTGCTATTATCTGAGATTAAAGTTTTTACAGTTCCAATACCAATATCAACCTTTTCAAAATCAGCATATGTTCCGTCAATATTGACAAAAGTTGCAATTCCTCCAGTAACTTGCTCAAGATCTTTTACTGTTGCAGTTCCAATATAACCAGAACTTGCCGTCAGAATACCACTTAAAGTATTAGCAGTAATAATTCCTGTCGTCTCTGCACTAAATGATGATGATAATGTGCTAGCAAAAGAAACATTCGCAGAACCATCAAAAGAAATTGCTGTTGCCTCTAAATCTCCAGTAATTTCAAAATCTCTTTCTGTTTGTAAGATGGTCGCACTCGCAGCGACACCTACTAATCCACCAACAAATGATGTGGCAGTAATAACACCAGTTGCCCTAATATCTCCATCTTTAAATCCAATACCATCTACTCCCTCAGATGTTGGAGTAGAACCAATCAATAAAGCATAATTGGCATCTGTAGTTGTACCAATTCCAACAACACTATCAGTTCTTAATCCAACACCACCATTATCAGTAATCCATGCTGTATATCCATATCCAATTAAATTACTTACTATAGGACTATTTCCTACTTGTAATTGATCAAAGGTACCAATCCCAATACTCGAAGCAGTACCAGTTAAATTATCAATAGTACCAATCCCGGCATATAATTTAGCAGTTGTTGTAAGACCAGTTACTCTTACAGGACCTTGAACTCTGACTGCACCACTATCATTTCCATAGATGTCAAGAAATTCTTGGGGACTGCTAGTTCCAATCCCCACCCGACCAATCGGATCTACAACAAAGTTGTCAGTATCAACCTGTACCCCATTCTTAAAATTAAATGACTTTCTATAATTCGTTGCCATTATTATAAGCTTTAGAGTTATTTATCGGATATTTTATCCTCTAATAATTTAACTTGAAACTGCTACAGGTGAAGCATATACAAATCCAGTTCCTGGAGTAACATCAGGAGCAAGTCTTAACTCAATAGTTTCACCAGAAGTATCTGTTACATATGTACCTGCATTAGGATCATCAATAATAGTATTACCAGATCTTTTTCTAATGTAGACAGTATCTGCAGGTTTTACAATAACATCCATATAATTACCAACCTCTTGATCAATGGTGTAGCTATGACTATATGTCAAACCGGTAGAAGCTTCTAGTTGACTAACTGCAACTACTCTTGCACAGATGGGAGTATCTGATTGATTATCAATCTTAACTACACTGGCACGAAAAATTTCCAGAGATCTCAATTTTTGTGTTCCATTCACAACACTACCGTATGCGGCAGTGATAGTAGAAGCATCAATAGATGTAATTTTGCCTTTTGGTTTAATAATTGCAGGTATCATTTATCTATAGTTTTCAACTATTTATTTTGATAATCTCTCATCAATACTCTCTATACCTGTTTCAGCATCAGTTATTCTTGTAGTCAATACTTTAATTTTTTCATTTTGCTTATCAAGCATGAATTTAAGATCTCTAATTGATCCTAAAAGAAGTGGAACAAGTTTTTCATAATTAACTGCCAGGTATCCATTATCTCTCGTTGTAACTAATCCTGGAAGTCCCAAAGCTTCAACTTCTTGTGCGATTACACCAGTTTCAGATCCCTGCTTACCAGATTCTTCATTCCAATCAAATGTATAACCATGAAGAGAAAGAACCTTTTCAAGAGGATCATCAATTGTTTTAATATTAGTTTTTAAATTAGAATCAGAAGTATAGAATGCTGTGATGTCACCACTTACCCGAAGTTCTCCAGTAATAGAACAACCTGATGAAATTGTTTCAAACTTTTTGTCGTTGTTGTAATAAAGTTCTACCGCTCCGTCGTTAAGGAATTTTGCTAATGTTTCAGCAACACCTACCGGATGTTTCTGTATAAAAACTCCAACTCCAGAACTTACTATTCCGAAAGTTCCAGTTCCAGTATCACCTATAAAACTATTGCCACTACTCTCATGAACTAGTTGCAGTTCATTATTATCGCCAAGCAACAACTTTTTATCGTCAGGGAAATGTAGGTTTCCACCAATATGCACACTCTTAGCAATACCAACACCACCGTTAATTTGAACAGAACCAGTTGTTGATGATGTACTATCAGCTTCATTCTTAATTTTCAGGGTTCCAGAAACATTAAGATTATTTTTAACTCTAATCTCTTTGTTGAAGGTTACTGGACCATCAAACTGTGAGAGAATCAGACCAGAGTCTCCACCCTCAACAACAATTCTTTCCTTAACAGTAACTTCATCAAAGATTGCACTCAATCTTGCAGCGTCTTCNCCAGTAATTGTTGGAATTGGTGTGTCAAATGATGTTTCTTCACCAGTTGCAGATGACTTCTTAGTGTTACCAATATAGAAGTCACCTTTGTTGTTCATACCAGTATAAACAACAATACCAGCACTTCTTTCCTGCGCCTGTGTGAGGAATTCTTCCCTTTCGGTGAGAGTTCTATCCTGAACCTGTGGAAGACCCGTAGAGTAGTTACCAGGACCATATCCAAGGTATTCAAATGTATGACCAGAAGCACGAATAATAGAAGGTCTGCGGAATTCAACTGGAAGTGGATTAATCTTCTTAATTAAAGAACCTGCAGTATGTTCTTGAATTTCTGTTGCAAGAGCACCACGAATCACAACCATCTCATTATTATTAAGGAGGTCTGTTCTTGAGACTCTCATAATCTCATCATCAATTTGGATATAAGATCCAATTGAGAATCTTCTTAAGATGTTAGTTTGATTACCATTACCAGAACTTTGTCCGATATTTGTTACTTTGACCTTTGTTTCTGGAATAGTCTCATTAGGACTACTCATGAATACTGAGAGATCTGACAGCAGTTCTATAGAATCTCCTCCATAGAAAGTGTTTCCTCTTGCAGCAATACTTTCTTGACTGGAGTCAGAAACTTCATCGTTTGCCGACATGAAGTGCTTAAGTGCATATGCGGGTGTAGCACTTGGTTCTCCTTTAGATATATCAATTGTGAACACTGTTGGAGAAGTTTTTGCACTAACAATAAAATCACCAACATTATTATCACTAGAATCAAGGAATCTAAATCTATTTCCCTTTACTAATCCATGCGGAGAAGAACATGTTACTGTTCCTGTACTATAGTTGGTAACTGTAATTGCTCTACCAGCATGTATAACTGTTTGTCCAGGTATAATGTTTGTAACTGTCGATGGGTTATGAACCTGAATAGAATGTGCNGAAGGAACACTATTAATTCGATAATATTGATCAGATATTGTGGAGATACCTGTTACTTGAACATAATCATTTGATGCATCTATAACATCAACTAAGGCAGGTACAAAAGTTACAGTAAGATTGCCCACATCACCCATAACGGTAGTATCGAGATAATAAGTACCCCCGCCAATATATCCAGATCCGGGAGATGTAATCTTAACATCAGGATGGCTGAAAGAAGATCCGGTGACTGTAATAGTTGCAGTCGCTCCTCTCCAATTGGAAGTAGATGGATTATTGCCATCTAAAATTCTTATATTATGATATGTTCCGGATGCATATGTACCTTGAGTTCCTCCAACAATTCCATGAACAATACCTGAAAAATTGTGAGATCTTGTAAATCCAATTTGAGTAATTCCTGTGCTTACCACAGAAGAATTTTCTACAATTAAATCATTAGTAAACTTAGTTATAAATTCATTCGTAGTATCTCTAGTAATACTTTCCTTAAGATTACTTGTATGAACTTCTCCGATTGGAGATCTTAATGCATATGATTTTGCAGACTGAGGACTATCATTAACATTATCTCTATCTAACTGGGGATATAAATCAGTTACATTTTGACTATACTTCAGATCTGTAAATTCTGTAGTGATACCAATATTAGACCTCAGAGCATAAATGTGATAAACACCATCTTGTTGNTCNTCAATATATGGAGTTACAGTCTCATTTCTATAGATATAGAAGTTTGAAGTTAAATCATTTCTATCATATCGAGGAAGATCAATAGTTCTAGTATTTACATTATTTGTAGAACTTTTGTCAACAAAATTATCTCCTGGTCCAGGAACGTTATTGTTTTGAACAGTAAATTCCATGTTGTTGGTATTAATACCAACAATTGTAAATGTTCCGTTATATCCTTTATTAAAGTCTCCAGTTGTATTTGCAAAGTCGGATACATTCCTGATAACAACTTTTTCACCCACTCTCATATTGTGAGGAACTTCAGTTATAATTGTCGCTACAGAAGAGGTATCATCAAAAGTACATGTTGAAATGAATCTTGGATTTCTATTGAAATCATAATCATTTAATGTGATCTTCTGTTGTCTTATGGCGTCATTTTGTGCGAAGTTTGCAGGATCAAAATCCTCATTCTCTCTTACATTAGTGCTACTAGATTCCTGAATAATAAATCCAGATTCTGGTGTCTTACCATTCTTCAATTCTTTTGGAACTACAACTCTAAGTTTAAAGACTTTTTCATCAAGACTTCTTGGATCTGGTCTTCTTCTGATAAAAGTTGGTTCCGTTTCTCCAGCCTCAAATGCAGATGCTCCTCCCGCAGCAACTAACGCATCATAGAATGTAGAATTACTTGTCTGAATATACCAACGATTTACGCTGTCGTTCCATTGAATTGGGTGTCCAGGTTCTCCTGGAAGTTTATCCGTTACTCTACTAATAATTTTGAGGTCACTTCCTCCATAAATTTTAATTGCATTTCCATTTTCAGCATCAGTTTTTGTCGATGCTAATGCAATTCTATGACTATTTGGTAGAGTGTCTGGATCAAGTGCAATTACATAGTATACCTGGTGCGGAACAATATTTTCTGGATATTCTCCAGTATTGCTAATTAAGAGAACTTTTTCTCCTGTAGAAAGTTTTGGTGATTGTCCAAAATCAAGTTTGGTATCAGTTACAGACTGAACTGATAATTCTCTAAATGAGGAATATTGTGTAAATGAGTTTGGAGTCAGAGAAGGAAGATTGCCATCAACAAAAACAATTCTTGCCGAAGTTTCTACAGTATTGATTCTAACGAAAAGTTCATCTTCTACTTTAGCACCAACACGATAACCCTGTGTAAGAACTGGAGGAACGTTATCTTCTGATTGGAAACCAGCAATATAAAGTTTTGTATTATCTCCCTGATTAATAGTAGTTGCAACATCAATGTTTAACCAGTCAATTTCTTCTTCCGTAGTTTCAATTGATTTTGGTGTAAAAATATTTGTAATAAATGCCTTATTATCTTTTGCAAACGCATCCTTCTTGAATCCATCAGAAATCAGCGATAACTGACCAAAGTTGGAGTTAGAGTTTGTAATTGAGGCATCAGCACCACTCTCGCAGTTGAAGTGCTTATTATATCCGATTGCGAAAACAGAAACAATCTGCAAAATTGCATCATTTCTAACTCTAATATGAGTCTGTTCCCAACCACTCCTGTAAATTGCCTTGGAATCTAAGTGATAAACTTGATCGGTATTTGTTGACGCAGATCCACCCGCAAGATCACTACCAGTTTCTTTAATATAGTCAATTCCTTGATAATCTCTCCCCGATTTATTATATTTTACAAATGCACGGTCATCTTTTTGAAGAGAAACACCAGTAAACTGTGCAACAACCATGGAACGGAAACCGTCTGCTTTCGCACCATCTGCCTGCATTCCATTCATACCATAAACAGATCTCAGTGAACAGTTAAAGATGTATGGAGATGCACCAGTAACAGTATCAGTTTCAATAACAACTTCTGCACCAGAAGAATTGACTGAACTTAAAGTTTCTAAGTTTGTTCTAAATGTTGGTAATTGATATGTAAATGTTCTTGGATCTGTTGGGTCTACTGTCGCTACTTTTGCAGAAATGTTATAATCATTAGGAATCACTCCTCTAATTTTAATTGGAGTCCCTTCAGTAAGATTATGATTAGTGGCAGTAGTTACAGTTACAGTGTTATCTGGGACACCACCACTACCCGCACTAATTGTGCTAATGGTTATTGGGTCTGCCGCAAAAGCACCAACAATTTCCCATTCTGGACGTTGTTTTGCAAATCCATCTGGTTTTGTTGGGAATTTATCATCAATATCTCTATCAGGACTTCCAGATGCAGTACCATATGCATTTGAAAGTTTCGCATAATACATATCCAAATCGGTTAACTCAGTATCAAAATCACCGATAGGAACAGTATTTACACCGTCTGCATATTCAAAGCAGGTAAGTTTATGGTGTGAGAATAATGGTCTCGATCTATTATTATCAGTAAAGTCTGTTGGGTCAGTATAAACTAATCCATTTTCATCGCCATCAAAGAATGAAAATTGCCAGAAATAACATGCACCAGTAATTCTAAAGATAGCACTCGGAGGAGTATCTTCGTAACTTGCAGTTGGGTTTGGAACATATAGTGGTTTAATTTTGGTCTTTCTTAAGTCAAGACCAACAATTGAAGTGCCTCTAGGTACAATAACTCCGCCTTCTGTACTATTAAACTTATAGAGGATATTATCTTCTCTTGATAAGTCAAAGGATGTTTCTAAACTTAAATCAAGTACTGATTGTGCTGTAGGTTTTCCGGATGGAGCGTTGGGAGTTCCGGTTGTAAATCCTGGTTCTGCAACTCTCGGTACAATACCATCTTTATATATTTTAAATCCTGGTCTATTATCGACTATATGATCGCCAGGCATCAAAAGAATAGTAGTCCTTTCTGTTAGGTCATTACTAGTTCCTTTTACATATGAAAATCTTGCAGATTCTAAAAGTGCTCTCTGAATCGTTTTAAAAGGTCTTGCAAGAGAGTTACCAGTATTATCAATACTATCAGTGGAGTCTAAATCTGCTGGACTTACATATAAAATGCGTCCTTCAGTGTTCTTGATAAAATTATCTAGTTTATTCAGAGGCATGGTATTATTTTACTGCTGAAATATTTCTATATTTTAT